TCCATTGCGCTGACACGTCCAACCACTGGCATATTTGAGATGTTCTCATCAGTGATCAATTCCGATGGGTGATCAACAACTACAGGCACACCCAAAGCAGTTGGTGCAAGCTGCCATAAAGCCTCCTGAGAGACATAAATGGTTTCTTTTGGATAAGCGCAAAGCCCTCGTCTCATGCATTGCATTCTTATGACTTTGCCTATTGCTAGTTGTTCCTTCATATTTATTACCTCTATTCTTATCTTATTATACTACAAGTTGTATGGATAGGAAGAAAACAGCTCCATTTATTTTTTATATACTGTTCTGCAATATTGTAACATGGCGGCAATGTAACAAGCGAAGAATTATGTTCACAGTATGCATCAATTACATAATTGTGAGAAAAATTATTGATTGTCTGAAGACATAGGTCTGTTGCAAAAAGATGGTGATTCGGGATGTCCTCATCAAATTTCAAATATCCAAAAGAGCTTCTTTTGACAACTAATAATAGTTCATCAAGCGTATCAACAATACTAGGCTTTAAATCTTGCGTCTTAAGTAAGTTACCCCTATCTAACACGTTAGCTGATAGATACTCATCATATTTACCAGCAACACCTAACACTCCCCAATTCGCAAAGCACAATTTACCTATTGAGATAGTGAGATCCCCGAAAAATGATTCAGGCAGATAAACATCTTGATGCACAAATATTATGATATCCTGCGTACACTCTTTTATTGCTTCATTATAAGCGACACATGGTTTTGTGAATCCTGTCTTGATATGCAGATCATGCATCCATATATTTGGCGACCTTAATAGATTTGACCATAGTACCGATTCATTATTGCTTGCGACTACAATTGAAAATTTCATATTTAAAACTCACACACGAGTGAATAGCGAAGATTTTTTCCTCTCTTACAGTCCCAATTGAGCGGCGATGATTTTGTGCAAAAATGTCTTTGCTCACCTGGAAATTCAATAACCAAATCGATATCAGTCTTAAACGAATATGTACCAATATTCTCAGAGTATGTATTGTTGACACCAAAGAATGTTGATTTACCACTATTGCCAGCTAGTCCCACAGGACCGTCGAATCGTGTCTCTGATTCATAACGAGCACACGTGCAGTATGTAGCTGCATTGCTGTTAGTTGAGAGTAAAAGCATTCCGATACATAATAGTCGTTTCATATTTAACCCCTTATTTGACGGCTCTTAGTACAGCCATAACCCAACATATTTGATCATGCGTCATTCCAGTTGTAGCAAGACTTAATATCTCAAATTTTGGTTTGATGTCATATAGCGCCCTGTGTATGTCGCAAGCGTAGTATTGGAAGCTGTTTTGATTCCAAAACGAATAGTGTGTTGGATCTTGAAAAGCCCCTCTCCCGTCTGTGCTTGGCGTCTGAGACATGAATATGCCTCCTGGCTTAAGAATGCGCCAAATCTCTGACATGATATGAATGCGTTTATCATTGTTGATATGCTCTAAAAAATCGGCTGCGTGAATCTCATCCGCAATACTATCATCAAGCGGGATCATTTGATTGCAATCACACACTAGATCGACACATTCAAGTGCTTGGCAATCGATACCAAAGTAACCTTGTTTTTTCCTACGACCACAGCCTAAATCAATTTTCATCTTTTTTAATTCCCCAGAATTGTAAGTCAACACCTTGAACATGAAACGAGTATATTTCAAAGTGTTCATCAAAATTTAAAGCTTCTCTAATATCTGATTCAGTTAGATTTTTATAATGGTCATTCGTGTGAGGACTATGACCAGGCCATTCTTTAACTGTACCGTGTTCGGGTGTGCCTTCAGAAGCGCATGAAAAGGCAAATAGACCTTTGGGTTTTAATAAGCGCATGACAATTGCAATCATCGATTCAAGATAGCGGCTATCGTGTTCAAAGGCATTGCTGCTTATAATCGTATCAAATTGAGTGTCCTCATCGTATTCACAATGTTCGAAGTCTGCTACATGAGCGACAATGTCAACATTCTTGCCTTCACCTATGTCTATACCGAGATAAGTGCAATTATCAAATAGGTACTTATTAGTTCCGTTGATATCCTGAGATCCAACATCAAGTACAAATTTATTATCTTTAAAATACTGAGGCAAAGTTCTTTTAACACCATCCATGAAATCTTTTGATCCTTGATGCATAATCTTTTCCTTACCATTCGATTACTGGACATGGAACACAGCGACAATTGAAATCCATACCGGCATGCGCGAATCTATCAGTCTGACCTTTTTCCGATACAAGTGGAGGACTATCCCAACTAATTATATCACCGTTCAAATCAACGTGACGTTTCCTAACCTTATGATCACCTACAGTCTGCCACTTATATTTTTCGATACCATTTTGCTGACATTGTGCTTTGTTAAATGTTGTGACTAATAATGCTGTCTCTTGCCTAGCAATAAATTTGCATCGTGCATCACTGATCTTAAGGCGTCTTTTAATTGCATTGCGAAGGTCTACCCTTGACTGCCCTGCAAGTATCATATCACTGATATCGGCTCTTAGCTTTTCTACTATCTCTTGTTCAAAATTTTCTAGAACTACCTTAGTTTGTTTTTCATATTCATGTAACAATTTTTTGCGTATTGGTAAATCAATTGTAGTGAGATAATCTTTGCTGATAGTCTCAAGTCCGACAACACTAAGCTGAGGAGCTACACCAACATTCTTGCGAAGAATCGTTTTAAACTCTTTTGATACTCTGTCAAGATTAGTTACACCCATGCTTTGGATTGTCATATTCTTGACAAATGAAGATGTCTTGCCTGTCATCTCCTCAAGCTTTTTTGTCAGGTTTTCACTGAGATCCTTCATTGATTTTATGTTGTACTGTACTGCCCTCTTTAAAACGAATGGCATTTTATGTTCTGGCAAAGACCAATTACCATGCTCAAATTTACCACCAAGTGCTTTTATCTCTTTTGATATCGAGGCCGATAGTTGCCCTTTGAATTTACCATCTTTGTACTGAATCTTCCCGTCTTTTAGATAGCGTTCGAGTATCGTATCTTTTGCGTTATCTAATCGCTCGGCTGTGATATCAATCAAAGGTTCGAATACTGCCTTGAATATGACATTTAAAAGATACGTGGCTAGCTCATCATGCCATGAATCTTTATAAACAATTGGCTGTAGTATTTTCTTTGGCACTACGATACTCCTTTTGCCGATCCTTTAGCTGATGTTGCTTGCTCCATTTGATCGATACCCATCGCTTTAAGATCCTCAAGTGAGATAGCTTCATTTTCTTCTAAATCAATTGAGAATATCTTTTCACTGTTCACTAACTCCACTGCCTTTTCACTTGTGCAAAGCCCGCTATTCACGGCTGTAGTAATACGATTCAATGCGTCTGTCTTGACCATTGATTCTTGCTGATTGGTCATGATGCGAAGAGGTTTAAAATCAAATGTGATATTTTCTGGTATATGTCCCAAAACTTTTTGACACGCAATATTGAGAATCTTTATTAACCCTGTTTTGCATTTTGATCTAACATCTGATTCAATCATTGCATTGTAGTTTTCAATATCATCTTCGCCGCTCGAAAACCCTGAGGCACTAAGTCCGAACAACTTGGTCATAGGCATTCTAAGATCACATGCAAGCCCGATTCTTATCTGTGTGAGTATCTCAGATAGTCCAGCAAATCCTAATGTCTTTTGCTCATATTCATCATCAATATCCATAACAAGCGCATTCTGATAATTTTTTATTTTAGCTGCAAGTGATACTCGTGCGGCTGTTTTTTGTGCACCATCTCGTGTTGCAATTGCACTATTGAATCCATTCAATTTGAAGATGTCAATTTTAGATTCATCCAGTAATTCATATGTAACATTTTGATGCTTTAGATATTGATTGTACGAGCGCATAATTTTCTCTAACTCTGATACTCCCCAACCACCAAATTGACCTCTTATGAGTGAAGGCGCATCCTTATTTTTAAGCTTAATTATGTTGCCTTCATTTATGCTGTGACCATAATAATTGTATGGGCAATTGATTGTGTCATGCTCTTTAAATTGATCGAGTGTTGACATTCCAGAAGGCGAGTAGGAAAGCTCCCATCTATCGGCAGCATAGAATTCAATTTGTGTTGTCTCTTTTATCGAATTGATATTGAGAGGCTTTGTTAGATCTTGACCCGCATTTATGATGATACCCGATCCACCATAAAGTCTGGCCCATTTAAGAGCCTGTGCGTAGGTTTCGAGCACTTGCTCTTTTGATAAATATGCTTCAATATCCTTGATGTCATCGGCTGATATCTCAGGACATTTGATAATGATACCACCACGAAATGCATCGTCAATAGGCTGATCAATGACAACTTGAATGATGCCATGCTCCAAGTATGTCTGAGACAATAAAGCACGATTTAAAGTGATTGCGTGAAACCTATTATTAAAACTTAGCGCATCCGATTGGCTTAAATTTGCGCCTAGCGATTGCGTGAAATCCATCATTGAATTGGTTTGTAAATCATCCTTCATATTTTTCCCCTTTTTAAAACCTATATATCATATTACATAACACCTTCATCAAATATAGATTTTTTATGTTTGATTAGAGTATCGAGCGCATACCGCACCGCATCAATGACATGGTTGTAGTCGTCAATCACAATCGGCAAAATATCATTTGTTCGTTTATCTATTTTGAATGAATA